TCCTAAAGGCACTGGGTTTAGCTTTAGTTGTTTTATTCGTGCTTATTAGTGTTTGCTTATTGGAATAGTGCAAAGATCAGCAAGAATAATCTTTCCTCTTGCTTTATCATAGGAAATATTTTATCTTAAAAAGAAAACGAGGTTATAATGCCTGCTGCTAAAGGGAACTCTTACTCTGCTAATAGAAAGATTAATCCTATGTATTCAGATGATGAAATAGCCGTTATTATTGATGATCTATTAGAATGGGCTTATTCAGATAATGGTATTTATATCTCTACTTATGTCTATGAAAAATATAAAAGAGCAAAGTCTTGGTTGTATCAATTGTCGGATCATCACCCAGAATTAAAAGACGCTCTAGATACTACCAGAGAGCTAATTGCAGGAAAGATAGGTAACCATTGTTTCATTGGAGATAGGAATTCTGCCTTCGGAGAAAAGATTTTACCTATCTATTGCAAGATCTATAAAGAAGAGACGGTAAGGAAAGCTCAGCTAGCTAAACAGTCTCAAAGCGACATGCAAGCAACAGCAGATCAATTTGTTCAAGCTATTAAAGCTAATAAGCTCTTAGATCTACTGAAGCAAGACGATAAGGACGCTTAGGCTAATAGGCTAATTCTTCCCCCTTAATGTGTTTCTCACAAGAATTACAGATAAAATCTTCAGGGTTATCACAAATATCCTCAAGTTCCCCCTCATTACCACACTCGATACAAGAAAAGAATTCATATAGTTTATTGTCGTCATGTACCATAGAAACCTGAAATTCTGCATTAGTAAAGAAGACAAACCCGCTATCTCTATTCATCATGATTGATAAATCTTCATTGGAGAAGTCATTAGGGAGTCCGTTTTCTCTTAAAGCTCTTATGAGTTTCTCAACCTCAATTAGTTCTCTATACCCGAAATCTTTTAAATCTGATGTGACTATTGGTGTGTTACTCATGTTATTCCTGTTGGTTAGTTTGTTATGTATGTTATACTATCAGTTGACAGTAATTAAGGCAAGTAGTATTATAACAGCATCATAGCAAAGGAGTTATAACATGCAGGCTAGGAAAACTTGTTATCAAAAGCCTAGAGATTGGCAGAGTCCTAAAGAAAAACCAGAAACATACGCACTTGTGGAACTAAGGATTGCAGGAAAGAAAGGGCTATTTCCTGGATGGTGGACGGGCAGCGATTGGGACGGGCGACGAGTACAGAGAGGCGATATCGTCGAAGAATGGAGAATGCAACGTAAATACTACGATTAAGCAGAAAATATAACTAGCTGTAAACCAGCAACTTAGTATCAACCTTACACCGTATGGATACCAGGAATAATATATGAGGAAGTCTTTAAAGATATTACAAGCACTGGGGATATCAGGAGTTACGCTAATTATAATAGGTGGGACTATTATGTTAGTAGAGCGATTCCCAATTCCAGGGTGCATTATGATTATGATATGCGTTATAGTTATGTTAACTACAGTATTTTATGGGTGCATTAAATGAGCAAAGAGGATCTAGCGTTACTAGACGATAAGACCTGGAGAATGAACAATCTCTATCGCATCGTAGACAAAAAGGGTGACTCAATCAAGTTTAAGCTAAACTACGTGCAACAGGAAGTACTTAAAGGCTTGCATAACAGGAACTTAATCTTGAAAGCTAGGCAACTTGGCATGTCAACTTTCTCTGTTCTCTACATGCTAGATGAGACCATATTTAAATCGAACCTATCAGCAGGCATTGTATCGTACTCATTAGAACACGCACAGCACATCTTTAAGCGCATATTAGGCCATGCCCTTGACAATCTTACACCATTCGCAAAAGAGCTAGCAGGCGTCATACAACGCAGTGCTAGAGAGATAACGTTTAGAAACGGATCTTTTCTTAGAGTAGATACAACCTTAAGAGGTGGAGCTTATCAGTCTGTGCTTGTGTCTGAGTTTGGTAAAACATGTGCTAGGAATCCAATAAAAGCTGAAGAAGTAATGACAGGTACATTGCAAGCTGTTCCAGTTGATGGAAGTGTGATTATAGAGTCCACTGGAGAAGGCAATTCTGGATTCTATGCAGAGATGGTTAATGCAGCGGCTCAAAGAGGCAATGAAAACTTATCTCCGCTTGAGTATAAACTCTTTTTTTTCCCTTGGTATTTGGAATCGCTATACTCTATATGAAAGAAGTGTAGTTTATATTCTAAACATGTAGTATACTTATTTTCATATAGACAAGGTGATATATGGAATATGGAAGACTAACAATAATTGATCCTATAAAAGATGAAAAAGATAAAGTTTTGTGCTTATGCGATTGTGGAAATAAAAAGAGAGTAAATATTTATAGTTTAAAATCTGGAAAGACTAAAAGCTGTGGTTGCATTCATAAAGAATTTCTTGTTGCACTTCATAAAAGCAAAAAAGTTAAGACTAAAGGTAATTTTGAGGAATACATAGGAAAGGCTTATGGAAGACTAGCTGTTATTGAAGGGGCTAAAGAATTTGGGATTAAAGTTAAATGTAAATGTTCTTGTGGTAATGAAAGTTTTCCGAGTATTCATGCTTTATTAGCTAATCGAATTAAAAGTTGTGGTTGTCTCAAGAAAGAAAAAATGAAGATAGAAGCAAAGAAGCGTTTTACTGGTAAAGTTCCTGTAAGTTTTATGGATTATACAGGAAGAAGAATAGGGATGGTTAGAGTTTTAAGACGTATTGAAGACACTAGACAGTATACAACTACATATTTATGTAAGTGTGATTGTGGAACAGAATTTAAAACTGAAATATCATCATTAAGAAGGGCAACATATAAAATATGTACATGTGGTTATAAACGACATCCTTTAAAAAGCGTTTTACAATCGATGATAGAAAGGTGTGAAAACCCTAATATATTATCTTATAAATGGTATGGAGCTAAAGGTATTTCAGTTTGTGAAGAATGGAAGAAATATCCAATTAAATTTATAAATTGGGCTATTAAAAACGGTTGGAAACAGCATAAAGATTTGCCTAGAAAAGCAAGATTGACGATAGATAGAGTTGATTCTTCAAAAGGCTATTGCCCTGAAAATTGTCATTGGATAACTCTATCTGAAAACTCGAAAAAAGCAATGGATGATAGGTGGCACAATGACAAGTAACATAACTATTTCTCATGAACAAGAGCAGTATTTTAAAAAGATAGAAGAATCAGAAAACATAAAATTAACTAGTGGACAACGCAGGTGGTATTGTCATCAACAAAGCATACTTGGCGATAAGATATGTCAAGAGTTTCCAAGCACTATAACGGAAGCCTTTTTAAGCAACTCTGACGCCTATTACTTCCAACAGCACATAGAAAGAGCCTATAACGACAGTCGATGCCTTAGCACGCCCTTATATGATGCATTAGAGCTAGTCTATGTAGCAATGGATATAGGAGTAAACGACTTAACGGTAATGACGTTCTTCCAGGTGGTACATGGCGAGATCAGAATTATAGATTATTATGAGGACAACAATAAGGGGGTAGATTTCTATGCTAATTTCCTTTTACAAGATAAGAAGTATATATATAGCACTATCTTTCTTCCACATGATGCAGCGAGACGAGATGGGATTGTCGTAGAAAACACCTATGAGCGAGACTTTAAACGGTTATTGCAACATACAAACACAAGGTTTATAGTTTTAAAGCGAACAGACAAGAACCTAAATATCTCAAATGCAAAAATCAAGATGGATAGATGTGTATTTGCTATTAATCGAGTAAAGCCACTTTTGACGCAAATAGGTAAGTATAGGAAGAAATGGAGTGAACAATATGGGAAATATTTAGATGAACCATACCATAATGTAGCTAGCAACTATGCAGATAGTTTCATCTATGCAATGCAAGCAGTGGCACATATAGAGCGAGCAGGCACGCTAGCAGGTTCACTTATGAAGCATAAAGAGGCTACAGAGAACAGACGGTATCAGCTTTAGGTTAGTAATCGGTATCGGTATATCCATAATATTTGATAGACATTTTCTTTTTATAGTTCCCGATTCCGACTAGAATTAATCTTGTCTTGTTATGAATAGTAAATCCTTTGCCCGATTGCTTTTTAGCGACCTCAAGCCACTCATCCTTTGCCCACTTTTTGCAAAACTTTCTTTTAGTTAATTGTTTACGTTTCATTTATATTTTTACTATTACCTGCATATCATTGAATGTATAATCGAACATAGACATACGCCTTAACAAGTTAGACTTAGACGAATAACCTGTTTTCTCAAGAATAGTATCACAATGTTCTTTGTTTTTATATGATTCATGAATAATTCGATCTCTTTCACTAGCAGAACGACGGATAGCCAATCTTTTTTTTAATCCCATCTTTTTCATTCTATAGGATGGATTAAAGTTTAAAAGTTTATTGATTTCTTCTTGCGTATGACCATTCTCGTATAATTTTTTAATATACGCATCACTTACTTCCTCTCGTTTCATCCATTTCCCTGATTCGCCATATCGAGGCATTTCAAGGGCTTCTTCAAAACTCTTGCCGCTTTTAATTCTAGCTCTCATCATAGAATAGTCAATTTTTAGGTAAAAACACCATTCTTTCAATAACTTGATTTTACCATCATATGGAATACCATAAGTGTTTAACATGGCAGCATGTCTATTTTTTTTCATTAACTCTTTAGTTGAAATTAAAAAACAATTCATAGGATTAAATTCTTTTTTGCCTGCTTTTATATCAATAGTTTTCCCTTTTTCCCACCTATGAAGTTCTAACCATTTTATGAAATTGCTAGCTGAATTTCTCCATAGATCACAACATGTATATCCATTTGCCCCATAGATAGAAAAAGATTGACTTTTAGGATTATGACACTTATGTACTAACGCTATCCACAGCTTATAAGCGAAATGACTAGATAAGTTATGTTTAGAGGGATATAAGCTAGCGTTTACGTAACGAGAGTTATTTTTACAAACATAACATCCACAACTAATAGTATGGCCTTTTCTAATAGAATCAGCAGCAACCCAAATTTTAGAACCACATTCGCAAATGCAAAACCATTCTCTATATTTATGGCCATTAGTCCACTCAGAGATTCGCCACTTATCTTGAACATTAAGGCGACCAAATTTCTTACCCCCAATATAAAATTCACTTCTTCTAAAAACACAATTAGGACATTCATAAACAAAGCCTGCTGATAAATCAGATTGGCGACGAATAAACTTTTCTTTGCAATCACATTCCAAGAGATATTCTTTAGAAGGATATTTCCTAGTATCATTTTTTCTATAATGTCTATTGATTACAGTCGTACGACCAAATCTGTTACCGATAAGGTTTAAGGGAGCAGGCATAAGTTAAATTCCTATTATGATAGTTACAATTGGTCATTTGATTTTAAGATATACTTATTAGCGCAACGAATCAATAAGTTTCAGCCATGAAAAAGAGAAAAGCTATTTTCTGGAGTTATGAGCAAATCATAATAATCTGCCCTAAGTCGTTATAATCCAATATCTAACATAAAAATAACATTGACATTATCAATTTTAAAATATAATTTTAATTTAAGTTAAATACCTTAACTTAAGGTGGCTATGTTAAATGATAGAGAACTGCTTGGAGAATTCCAAGAAAATTATAGATATGCTCATGACTATTGGAGTCCATTTGTTAAAGATGCGCAAGTATATACGCTTGCATCATCTGGTTATACATGGAGAAATGACGAGTTAAAAGCGCTTCAAAAAGAAGGGCGAGAACCACTTGAACTAAATATCATGAGGAGACCATTACAGTTCTTTTCGGGATATCTAAGAGACAACCTAAATAGTGTTGTTATATCGCCTGTAGAAGGTAGCGATCAAAAGACAGCAGATCAATTTACAAAATTAAGTTATTACACATGGGATAAGGGCGAAGGATACTCAACTTTCCTAGATGCATGTGACGAGGGATTCAAATCGGGGATATCGCTATGTGGGCTTAGAATGGACTATTCGAGAGACTTCATAAATGGAGAGATCTCTTTCTTCAAGAGAACATATAATTCGTTCTTTCTAGATCCAACATTTGAAAGAATAGACTTAAAAGATTGTGGCTTTGCAGTTACAAGAGATTTAATGGATAGGAATATCATAGGCCAGCTCCTTCCGTTTATAGATCCTAAGCAAATAGCAGATATTCATACATCATTTAGAGATGATAAGTTCCTATCATATCACCCTAACTTTACAGTACTTAGCAGAAACAGAAACCTCCTAGCATACGATCAATATTACAGACGTATATCAAAGAAACGCAAATTTTTAGTAGACCAGGAAAGCTCATATTATAGAGATATAACAGACCTCGAGCCAGAAGAAAGAAAGAAACTAGAGACTGGGATTTACAGAATACGCAAATTACATGAAGAAGCAGAAATGTTAGGTATCGAAAAGCGTGATTTACCCCCCATTGTAGATATACAAACCGTTGACAGGGATTTCATTGAACTAAATATAATGTTGAATGGCCAACCTGTTTATACAGGAGAAGATAAGACAGGGATAAATCAAACGTATCCGTTCGCACCAGTACTATGCTACCTCGAACCGAGTGTATGGGAAGCATCACAAAGGATTCAAGGATTAGCCTCAACGCTTTATTCTGCGCAGAGACAGTTTAATAAACGGCACATGAAGATTGTGGATATGATGGATAGCACGATATCTACTGGATATAAGTATTTAATCGGCTCTGTACCCGATGTGGAAGATCTACAACAATCAGGGCAAAACAAGATAATTGGTGTTGATCCTGAGAATGCGCCTGAAGGCTTAAACTCTGTTCAAGAACTTCAAGGAGGAACGGCTAATCCTTCTTTAATTGAGTATCAAAGCATACTCGATCAGTTAACACTTACATTGTCTAATGTAAATGAATCTGTTTTAGGGATTGACGATAAGGGAAACACACAAGTATCAGGCAGATTAGCACAAGTTAGAATAGGTCAAGGGCTTAGATCAAACCGAAAAATATTTGATAACGTAGAAGTCACCCAAAAGGTCTTAGGTGGCTTAGTCCTTAAAGCAATTCAAAATCATTATCCTCCAGGAAAAGTAAAGCGAATTATCGGAGAAGAGCCAACCGAACAATTCTATAAAAAAGAATTTGAGCAATACGATGCAGTTATAAAAGAAGGCGTAAGATCACAATCACAAAAAGATGCTTATTACTATGAACTAGTAAATCTTAAGCGAGAAGGAATAGTTGATGTACCACAAGGCGAGATAGTTAAATCACTGCAAATGGCTGGCATGTCGGATCTCGAGGAAGCGATTTCTAAACAGGAACAGCAAGCACAGCAACAAGCACAAGAAACACAAAGAAAACAAGATGATCTTATAGCAGCGACAACAGCGGAGAAGAACGCATTAGCGCATGAGAGAGATACAAGAGCAGATGCAAATGAAGGCTTAAGAATCGAGAGAACATCGGAGGCAGTTCAGAACCAGAGCTTAGCAGAACTGAATAAAGCAAAAGCTATCGTTGAGCTTTCTAAACTACATGAAGATAGGCTTATACAGGCATTAGAACTTGTTAACCAAATACATGTGCAAGAGCAAGAACAAATTGCTCAAAAAGAGGGCTTAGTAGATGCAGAATCAGAAAAAGAAGCAAGTAAGCCTCAAGGACAAGTTAATGCAACGCAACAAGCGTCTCCTCAACAAATTCAACCATAAATCTTAGGAGGATATAAATGGAAAAAATGAAAAAGATGGACTCA